CTTCTTTTCTGTAATATCAAGCATAGTGTTTTTAAACTGTTTTATTAATCTTTACAATTATTTACATTGGAGATTATAATTTACTGCCAAAAATGGCAGATTATACACATTTAACCCACAACAACTCACACTTTGCAAATAAAAAAACAGCCCTAAAAAGTAAAAATTACGACAACCGCAAGACCTTTGCTATATTATCAAGCCCATTCAGCAGCAATCTAAACCGCCTACGCCTTAAGCTATTTTCCCCAATAGCCTCATGATTTACAACCACACTTTGCACTATATCCCTCTCAGCTTCCACCATTGCCCCCTCTACCTCCTCCAGTCGTTCACGAGCTCTCAATGCTGCTTCTTGTTGCGACTCTGCATCAATAGACGAACCCCTGACACTAGTGTCTAAAATATTTCGCTGCCCTCCACGATGCCAATACGCCAAATATCTTTTCTCATATTCCTTGGCACTCTCAAATTGTGCTGTTGATATTGTGCCTCTTGCGTATGCCCTATGAAAAGGCGTTGACGCAAGATTGACAAATACTTTAGCCTCACCCTTCTTAATGCGCCTTTGCTCATACTCTGCATGCTGCAAAATAAATTTATTTGGCTTTTCCATTTTTAATAATGCCTCGTAATATTCCACCGTAACCAATAACATCTTTTGCGCTGTCATCGTGGAATGGAGTTTTCATCAACCGCGCCACCTTAACCAAAATCATTAAAACGGGAATGTCCACCGCCTCAATTGATTTCTTGTCCTTCAGATACAAATTAAAAAACTGCGCGATATCTTCCATATTCGCCAACGGTTCACCATACGACTTTCCGCGCTCTCCAATTAGCTTTCCAACTTCCGCAATTAATTCTGCATATTTAATATTCATGACTCACCTCTCTAATGTTGTGGTAAAAATACGTTGTGGAAGCTCTCCACCTCCTCCACATCAATTCCACACTAAAAGCAGTAAACCCCTAAAGGGGTTTACTGCTCTTTACTGTGTGATTGTATTTTGATGTTTTCAACACTGTGGAAATACTGCTTTTCATTGCTTTTTATCGTGGTAACTTCCATCCTTAAGTCTCCTTTTCATTGCCCTCAATTTCTCTTTTGTCTCAGGTTTTAGAACCCTTAACTGCTTCATTCTTTCATCTTTTGTTATCGGTTTAAGCTTAAAAAGCTCCTCATAATCTTTCTTTAAATCGCTCATACCATCCTCACAATTGCATAATAATTGTATAATATATACATTTAGTGCTTGCATAAAGGTTATATATGGTGTAAATAAGTATAAATAAGTATAAAATAACTACTTAAGAAGGATATAAAACATGGTAAATGAAAGATTAAAAAATGCAGTTATCGAACAATTGGGCGGTGATGATGAGTCTATAGAGTACGCAAAAGACACTATTGAAAGTTGCGGTGCTTCTGGTGGTGTTGGTGGCTTTATATACTATTCAGAGACAACTAAATTTGCACGAAACAACATGGATGACATCTATTCATTATTAAAAGATCAAGCCTCAGAGTTTGGTTATAATTGCGCCTTTGAAATGGTGTCAGAATTTAATTGCCTAAAAGACGATAAATATTCACCGCATGAGATTGCAGACGTAATTTACAACAAGGCTAGTGAGGACGATGAAACGCAGATCTTGAACGCTCTTGCATGGTACGCCTTAGAGGAAACTATCCGCACTCTTGAGATAGCGTAATGGAATATGATTTTACAACACAAGCCCAAGTAAGGAAAGCCTTTTGGCAAGGTAACGAACATTTTAAACACTATGTCAAAGGCAAAACGCAGAACGAATATAACACCACAATTAGAGTTGAGTTTTGCGACTTTGTAGAAATGCTGCGCATTAACCAACACATTAGCGAAAAACTAGCTAACGAGGTGACGCTATGAGCTACACATGTAAATATGACAATCAACCCTTATTTTGGGTTTATTACGTTGGCACATCGAACGGTGCTTATATTCGCGCCTCTAATCATAAAACAGCAAAATGGCTATTTGCTAGGGGTGAGGGTCTTAACTCCATAGTTTACCTTAGATCTTCAAGAAAGGAGGTGCAGCAATGAGAATTGACCCCACAACCTCACCTATAAATGATATTTTACACCAAATAAGATATCACGAAAAAATGCGCGATTATTATTCTGGAAATGCAAGAGCTAAGAAGTCACAACAACAAGACATAAATTGGCTGCATAATCTATTAAAAGAGCGCGATGTTAAAACAAAACTTATAGCAAATATAATCAGACTGGAGGTGCAGCAATGAACAAAGAGCAATTTAAAGAGTTACTTAACTCTATGTTTAGCGATGACCAAGGCACATTAAACGGTCTTAACATTCGTATACTGGAAGAAGATTTTGAAACGGCTCTTGTACGTTTTGACTGGTCACAAAAGCATAAACAAAAATCTTTTAAACAGACCTACGATTTAAGCCAAGCAATTACAGCGTTTAATAATGGTCACAAAGTCTATGTTTTAAACCCTAATGAAAGCCTATCAATAAACGAAGAAGATACGTTGATGATGGACATTACACAAATTCAAGATGCAGAAGGACACTTATTTGGATGGAAGGAGGCGCAGCAATGACAAAACAAGATAAAAATATAGATAGCGAAATACACGTTATAAATTACAAAGACCAAACAATTAAGCCTATGTCACATTTCGAGTTATGCGACTTTTTAAATGAAATGATGAAGAAGGAAAAAAAGTGGCTTTTTACCCCTAACGCAGAAGCTGCTTTTTTCGTTCTTACTTCTAAAGAAACCTAAACCCTTTACACACCACTTCAACCCCTTTTTTGAGGGGTTGAGATGGTGTGTCTACTCAGACAGCACTTTACCCCCTTCACAATAGAATTTTACCGTCCTACCTGACCTCTTGTCATAGTCCTCATATATCCTTAATACATCAGTCCTCACCCATTCTTTTAATATCTGCGTTGCTTTTAATCGTGCAAACTTATCGCTTTCTGTTATATCTAATTCCATCATTTCAATCACGATTTTACCCCCCCAATTATCAGCCCTTGGACTTTGCTTTGGTCTTTCGCTTTCAATACGACGTTGTATTTTACGCCCCAAATCTATAGACATTCCACTAAACATATCAGGCATTTCCCACCGATTTAACACCGCTACTTGATCTCCATTATCCAGATCATGCCCCACTCTTTGAAACCACACCGCTTTATCTATCGGTCTTGCTAAATTGCTTTTACCCAACTCCATCCGAAAGTGATTTACATGAGTCTCTAAACCACATTTTTCCGCTTCTTCCTTTGTCATAGGACTCAACACTCTTGCACTTCTAACGGCTGCAATTAGAGAAGAACCACCCCTTGCGCTTTCGACATTAGTTTCCATACCTTGCACACCTTTTCGCGTATGGTGAACAATCTCTACACTCAAGTTACAATTACTCGCTAACTCGCTTATTCTTTTTGTTAGCGTTCTAAATATTTCATTGGTCTCAGGTGACGTCGTGAGATTAGCAAGAGGGTCTACGCAAAATACATCTATCTTCTTTTCAAGACAAAACTCTTCTATCATCTTGAATTGCGCCTCATTAATATAACCCTCCGACCCCTGACTCAGTAGCAACTCATAATCACGCCCTGACGCATAATAAAGATGATCTACAAGCAATGACTGATCTATCTGGTGGTGCTCACATATAGCCACAATACGACGCTGTATTTCATCTATTGGGTCTTCACCGTTAATATATAATACGCGACACCGTTGTTCTGGATTTGACCCCAATAAATCCATATTAGTAGCCATTGCTATCATTTCGGTAAGACACAATGTCGATTTACCAATACCACCAGTGGCTATGGTGATACTTGCGAAATCCCTAATGTAATGATTGTTATAAAGAAACCGTCGTGGCGGTATCATCATTGCGTCCATTGTAGCCCAACTTTGAAAGGGCACTGTACTCTCCGGCTTGCACTTAATTGAAGGGGCATCTTTTACGAGTCTGTCAAATTCCTCTTTTGACCCCAGCCACCCAAAGTAATCGGTTACATCATCGCTCTCATTCGCTACAGGAAGATTTACCACCTTTAGGCTATTACACACCGTTTTAAGCTGTTCTACGACCTTTTCACTGTGCATCTTTCCAGCTTGATCGTTATCTGGAATTATAACGCAATCTCTATTTGAGAAATGAGTATTGATCTCAGGCTTCCAGTTACTTGCCCCAAAACAATTGGTTGTAGCCACATAACCCATTTTTACGAGTGTATTTGCGTCTTTTTCACCTTCTACTATAAAAATCAATTCTTTTGGATTATCATATATATCCTTCAGTCTATAAGGTACTTGCACAACCCCCTGTAGATTCCACACATAGCCAGTGCCATTCATACGTCTTGGTCTAAAGGTCTTAGGCTCAAAACGTACCACCTCATAGAGCGTCTTCCCATCCTTATCGGTATAGGGATATATATCTTTTATATTATCTCTGTTCTTCGGCTCTTCATATTTTTTGAGATAGTCCACATGGTCATTGACATATCTCTTCACCAGGTCAATCGTTCCCCCACCTATATTTTCCTCATGCGAAAAAAAAGTTCCCTTCTCCAAATTAACTGACATTGAGCCATGCGTTCCCCATCGTAATTCTTTATCTGTCGATAATTTCTTGTTAGGCTCTCCCAACAAATCCAACGCTATTTCTTTTATGTGGTTCTGAATCATACTTCGTTACCCCAAGCATCCCAACCTTCGTGTCTCTGTCGTGCAAATAACTCAATGCGTGGTAAGTCACCACATAGCTCAATTATTTTATCTCTTGTGCAATCTGGTTTTCTTGAGTGTTCTCTTATAGGGTCATAAATGAGTTGATGAACAGAACGTGATTGTCTCTCAATAGAGCCTTTTTTTGCAATAAGACACAACTCTGCATTAGCCCTTGTCCAGTATCCTAAACCCCAAAAGCTCTCAAAACTATCCTCTGGTAAAAAAGAAGTTTGCTTTACATCATAGCTCTTTTTTGTTTTTACCCAAACAAAGCCACAAGTAGAATAATTAAACCCCCAACTTTCAATTACAGTAAAAGCATCTTTGAGAACAGGAAATGTAACCCAAAGAAAAAGTATACAATTATCATCGCTTATATTTTGTATCGGAAGATTTTTAATCCAATCCATGCTTTGAACTTTGTAGTGATTGGCTGGAGATTTATTTCCGCTTTTTTTCCCATCCTTTGATTCTTTAGCCCAACCAACAAATCGCCAAGGTGGGTCTGCATAAATGATGTTATATTTCTTATCTGGAAAAGGTATCATGGCAAATCCTCAAAATAGGAAATGACACTTCTGCAATTCTTCTTTGTAGATATTGGGTCTCGTACCTGATTAATAGCCTCTGCAAGACGCACACACTCTTTATGATTATCAAACACAAGCCTATGCACTTCGACATTAGCTGTTTCGATATCAGTTATCGTTATCAGATACATTGTGTATGTTATTATCTTCAGCACTTTTATCTCTTGGTAAATATACGAGAACTTCACATTTGCATTGAGGGCATGAAAGATTACTCACTAAAGAAAACTCTTGGTCTTCTTCATCTATGTCATGGTCTCCACCCCAAATTAGGTCATGTCCACAATGCCAACAGTTCATATTAATCTCATAAAAAAGAGGGGGCAGTTACGCCCCCAAGTTCACAGGTATTCGTTAAAAGGGTATCTCGTCATCGACAAGACCACGAGCAGCGTTTGTGTCCTCAACTACAACAGCTTCTTCTTTTACTGGTGGCTTATCCTTGGTCTCATACCAGCCAGCTACTTGAAATTGGGGTATTCGTGTCATACCTTTACCCTTACTATCAGCTTCAGAGCCAGTATATTTTAACAAAACACTTTTTCCTTGGTTGTCGTTTTTCTGCTTTCCTACTTCTGTCCACATCTTTTGAAAGCCTTGGAACACACCCCAACCATTTGATGACCACTCTCTCCATTTCTTATCTTTGAGTTGCACCATCACAGAGAAACCTCTTTTGTACTCAGGAGTTGGCTTTGCGACTTTCTTATCACCAACTTTTTCTTCCCACACCCAACTTGGACTCTCACCTTTTTGAATAAGACCCCATCCAATTTTAAGACTTGTTGGTTCTAAGAGAAAACTCTCCAATTCATACTCTTCTCCGTCTACAATCCACGCATTACCAGATGGCGTGTACCGTATATACTCAACAACACTGTCACCACTTCCACCTAAATCTAAATCATTACTCATCTTTTACTCCTTCTATGTCTGTTTCTATTTCCCAACCAGCGTCTTTCGCTAGTTTGAGCATTAATGATTGA